CGGTAGATAGTCAAAAGTATATTTTTCGTAAAAGTTCATGCGAATGGTAAACGAGGTTAAAATCGTTTGAACGATGGGTTGAGACAAAAAAGCAAACATCCGTTCAGGGTCTTCCGTAAAGACATATTTGTCTCGTCCTCCCATTCCGTATTTTCCTTGTAAGTCTAACAGAGGAAACGGTTTGCTTTTGTGAAGTAGCATCACCTTGGGAATCCCTTGATACAAGCCAGAGGCATCCTCTTGTCCGTAGACGGCGTTGTTTTTAAAGGTGTAAAGCACCGGACTTCGTTCTGGGTTCGGTACAAGCCTGGTTTGGGTAGCCGTGGCGATTTTGACGGGTTTAAGAGGGGTTTGGAATAGAGTGCGGCTGTACTGCAACAGTTTGGCGTTTCGTGTAGGGATACAGTGCCCTGGATAGAGGGAAAAAGAGAAGAATCCTTGGTCATATAGTTGAAACGTGGGATTCGGTGGCGACTTCTGTACCACCACGTAACACACCGGAGTCTGTCCTTTGTATCCAAATAATTTATTGCTTTCTACACAGGAAAAACAACGGAGACACCATAGGCGATGTTGGGTGAACAGTTCGTAGATGCCGGCTTTGTCTGGTTTTAGCCAAATACACGGCAGAATCATGGCCAGATAACCGTCTGGTTTCAAATGCTTGAAGCATCTTGACACCATCTCTGCCCAAATCGTACGTTGTTTGGGTTTGGTTGGGGTGGGGGAGGTAGAAGGTCCGGTGGTTTCTATGCGAAAGGGTGGATTTCCCAGGATGAGGTCGTATTCTGTCAACTCCTGTGCAAAGAAATCGCCACGATAAATTTGTGCATGTAATTCCGTATCCGGTTCTATTTCACACCCATGATAGTCACACGGCAAAGGATAGTGTTTGAAAAAACGGTGGTCGCCTACACCCGGTTCATAGACACGCATATGGGGTCTTAGATAAGGTTTGAGTACAGAATACAATTCAGCAAGGAGACACGGCGGGGTAGGTACTCTACCTAAGCGGTCTTCCATGTGTATTGTATTCCTACTAAAGTTTATGAATTGATTCGCATGAGGGCATAGACGAGCACACCAAACACCACCGAGTGAATCACAATCAACGGGGTTCCCTTCATCTTAAAGAGTTTCCCCGTGATGGCGTAAATCTGGGGAGAGGCAATGATGAAAAACAAAAGGGCGGATTGTAGACTGTAGATAATTCGTGGGTCCATATAATAAGACAAATATTTTTTGACGAGACGTTCTCGTCCTATAGTTTATCCTTGATGGTATCGGCATGCATGGTTAACCACTGAAAAGGTAATACAAACGTGTATTTCCCACCGCGAAGATGCAGATAATCCTTTACATAGACTCCGTCAACTTTCTTTAATATATATCCATACAACGACACGTTTGAACCGACTTCCACGGTACGTATCGTAGAGGGTTCAAAAGGCCCTAAATAATGAAAAGGTGCATAATGGGTCGTTTTATTTTTTGTAGTAGTCCTTTTTCCGTTAATCGTATGAAAGGTCAATATGACGCTACCTGAATCCATTATTATATTCAATATATTTAATGGGAGCCTATTTCTCGAAAGACCCTAACGATTTTCAATTGTTGGCTAGAGCTCCGGATGGACAATTGAATTTGTATACCATAAAAAATAAGAATGATTTGTTAAATTGTAATCCATTACCCTTTGAGATGCAAGATAACGTAGCCTACGCCTTTATCTCTACTCCGGAAAATAATTTACACGCGCACGTCTACAAGGATGATATTTGTGATATTACCGGAAACGAACCCGTGACTCCAGGTGCTCCGTTTGGAAATAAATCAGTCAATACGATTAAACGTATAGACATCTCTAATTCTAACTATTTTAGCATGAGTAATGAACCGGTCAATACACCTAATTTTGGGATGTTTATAGACAGAAAAGGGTTTCCAGAAAAAGCAGCAAAATCTTCGTTCCGTGAATGCAAACTCATGCCCATGAATTCCATGCCGATACGAGGGATTAAGGATAATATCAGTTATGACCATGATACCGTTCCCATGGTATTCTATACCGATGCGAAATGTAATAATGAATACATTTCTTCGAAACCTTTGAAAAAAGATACGCCTGCTTCCGATTACAGAGAACACAACGAACCCAACCGCGCGGTAGACCCCAAAAGATACGTGATGCCCTATACCGATGTCAAGGCCGTTCCTTATGCAGACTCTGCTGCTTATACCAATGCAAAGTATTACCGAAGCTTCCGACCCAAATATCCAAAAAATATTGATAGTTTGCCGGATGACTTACCGCCTCAGCTACCGCCTTAGCTATTAGCGGTCACCTCAAAAATACGTTTGGATATTTTCAGGCATTTCGTCTATTTGTGTGTGATAAAACTTTTCCATGTCTCGCATATAAGGAATGTCCTCTTTCGTAATCAAGTTAATCGCCACTCCCTTTCGTCCAAACCTTCCGGAACGACCAATACGGTGAATATAATTTTCACGTTGCTGAGGAAGGTCGTAATTGACCACCAGTGAAATATGCTGTATGTCAATCCCTCGTGCGAGTAAATCGGTACTGATGAGTACCCGGGTAGTGCCCTGACGGAAATCCTGTAAAATAGACTGCCTTTCTACAAAGGTCAGGTCGCTATGAATACACGACACGGTAAAATCACGCCGTATCATTTCTTCCTTTATCCAATCTACCTTACGGCGAGTATTGCAGTAAAGAATACATTGGTTAATCGCAAACGTTTCATAAAGGTCCATGATAATGTTCAGTTTCCATTCTTCTTCGGTTGCAATGTAAAATTGTTTAATGCCCTCCAGGGTCAGTTCCTCCCTTTTTACCAAGATTTGGGTAGGCGAATTCATGAATTGAGTGGTAATGTCCATGATGTCGGCTGGAAGGGTAGCTGAAAAAAGACACCGCTGACACGGAACGGTGTGAAACAATTGAATGACCTGCTCCTTGAATCCACGAGACAACATTTCGTCTGCTTCATCCAAAACCATCACCCGAATGTGTTGGGTGTTCAAATCTTTACGCTGAATCATGTCATAAATTCGTCCGGGCGTTCCCACCACAATGTGCACGCCGTCTCTCAAGATACGACTGTCCTCGCGGAGGTTGGTCCCGCCAATAGAGACATGCGTCCGATACTTGGTATATTGTCCGATAGAGGACATGACTTCATTGATTTGAATGGCGAGTTCACGAGTGGGGGCGAGGACTAGCGCCTGACACTGACGAATGGTGGGGTCAATCCGTTCCAGGATGGCGATAGAAAAAGTGGCCGTTTTTCCCGTCCCAGATTGGGACTGTGCAATCAAGTCTTCTCCCGCAATCAAAGGCACAATCGCCTTTTGCTGAATGAGACTCGGCTTCTCAAAACCAAAGGCATAAATGCCTCTCAAAATTGTCTCTTTTAAATTCATTTGGTCAAACGATTCCATGCATTTCTTGTTGTTCAGTATTTAAACCATTTTGATTTTCTTTAGAAATAGCAACCGCAACCATTCGTATATTCTCATTCATAAAAACCTGTATAAAGTCATTTGCTAACATTCTGTATGAACTGTATCTTTCTCTGTGTATTTCAGGATGACTTGAAACCGGTCTTTGGACTCTTGGAAAGTCTATTCATCTACGGTGACCTTGTAGAGACTGAAATATTGATATGCACCACACCTACGATAATGGAACGAATCAAGCAGAGTCACTTGTACCATGCCTCTATCGTGTTTGAACTCAAAGAGGTGCCTACGGGTAACGAACGGTTTGACCTATCACTTGTCTCCAAGTACGAGAAGGTTCTTTCTTTGGAGACAAAGTCGGATTGCGTGGTCAAACGAGCCTTGGGTTCGGTGTTTGATAAAGCAAAAAGAGGTATCGCATCTGTGTTGGAGGACGATGGAGTCCATTATTTTACACCCCATTTGGGAGATTTTATTCATTTTATCTGTCCTGCGTTACTGTTTCAGCCCGGACCGGACATGGAGTCCTTGTTCTGGGAAATGTCTGCGTCGGATTCGCTTTATGTGCGTTGCTCGACGAATGCTTATAAAAAGTTGGACCATTCCTTGAACAAGTTTGCGGTAAAGAGTACAAACGTACACAGTGAGAAAATCCTTCATTATGGGTCCCGTCTCTTTTTGAACGAACTGAAAGAGTCCACGATTCAACTTCATTTGCAAGAAGCCAAGCTGTTTGTGTTAAAACATTTGTTGCCCATCATTCACAATTCCGGTGAATTGCTAGAAGGGAATATTTTCATGACCCATCACACCACCCAATTCACAGACCTGTTTCTAGACAAACAGCGAAACATCAGTAACCTTGTCTTGAATCGCCATGTAACCAAGGCCGTGGAAATTGGATTCAATGCAGGCTTTTCCTCTTTGCTCATGTTGTTGTCCAATCCTGGTCTGACCTTGACCTGCTTTGACTTGGGAGAACACAGCTATACCCGTCCATGTTACGAAAAGCTGAGACAACATTTCGGTTCCCGAATCCAACTGATTTTGGGGGACAGTCGGGACACATTGAAACAGGCAGTGGGTTCTTTTGACTTGATTCATATTGACGGAGGTCATGCAACCGAAGTTGCGACGAGTGACATTGTGCAGTCGTATCGCTTGTCTAAACCCGGGACCATCCTCATCATGGACGATTACGACTTTCCGAATTTACGACACCTATGGGACGACTACATTCTTGCCTACCAACTGAAACCGTTGGACATACACGTGTACCCCTCCCCTCATCACGACGTCAAGCAGGTCTAGCAGGTATAGCCTTTTTTCATAAAATTGATACATTTAAAAACACGTATTCAATACGATACAATGAATCGGATGGAAGTCGGATTGGATGAAGCAGGACGTGGTCCCTTGTTTGGTCGTGTCTATGCGGCAGCTGTCGTGTTGAACGAAGACTTTGACGTGTCTCGGGTCAAAGACAGCAAAAAGTTTACCAGTGAGAAAAAAAGAAAAGAAGCGGCCGAATACATCAAAGCCAACTCGGTGTGGAACGTGTGTTACATGGACGAAACCGTCATTGATAAAATGAATATTTTACAGGCGACCATGCGTGCGATGCATGAAGCCGTCTTAGGACTTCCATGTACAGACATTCAATTGCTTGTAGATGGAAATTATTTTAAACCCTTGTTCCGGATGGTGGGAGACGACTCTGTCGTGGTCCCCTTTACCTGTATTGAAAAAGGAGACGTGACGCATCCGTGCATTTCGGCTGCATCCATTTTGGCCAAAGTGAGTCGCGATGACTATGTCCTGGACATGTGTCAAAAACACCCGGAATTGGAACGATACGGGTTGGTCAAAAACAAGGGCTACGGAACTCAGCAACACCGAGATGCCTTGGCCCAATACGGTAGGTCGGAATGGCACCGAAAAAGTTTCAAGTTTTAAATATTAAATATTAAATATTAGGTTTGCTTGGTGACCGCTACGGAGTTGGAACCGGCTATGAAATTCCACATCTGACCAGCCATCTTGCCTAACATTAATTTTCCGGGTACATTGACATTTCCGTTGCTATCCTTTTTTACAGCACTCATGTCCAACGCGTTTATCTTTCTCTCCAACTCATCTATTGCATCTTTATTCACATTCGTATTCGCATTCGCGTTTCCGGTTGAACTCGCAGTCGCCGCTGCGGTCTTCAAATTATTCACCCTTTCCCTCAATTCATTTATAGCCGTTGTATTTCCATTTATAAGAGTATTGGTATTGTTCGTTATCGTTTCTACGTTTTCGGATAGACTGTTTGCATCGTTCAATATCTTAATGAATGTAGCAGTCAGTTTGTTCGTATCGTTTGCCGCGTATCTTTCGTCCAACCATTCGTTGGAAAACGTATTCAATTTCGCCATGTTGGTATTTATCGTCGACATTCCATTCCCAAGATATTCCACGATTTCATCCAGGTCTTTGAAGTAGTCCAAACTACCATCCGACGCAATGTCGGCTAACAACGTGTAATTTACTCTCGCGTTGTTTCCTATTTCTAATAAATTTGTATTAAAACTTTCATTCTTCAAAGGCTCCAAGTTTTTGAGTTGGGTACTGGTCAACCCCGACCCCGTTCCACTCAATTTGGTCCATGCTTCAATCTGTTCAGGAGTAGAAAACAGCAGATTTCTTGTTTTGACCCAATCGTCCAAATCCTTTGAATTGACCCCTACGGGTCCTGTCGCAGCTCCTGTCGCAGCTCCTGTGGTAGCTACGGTGGTAGGACCTGCGGTCGCAGTCAGTGTGCTCGTGGCGGCGGCAATCTCGTGTTGTAAATCCAGTTTTAGTTGCTCAAAACTTGCGTTGAATTGGTTCATGCCTACCGACGGTAAGGTGGGCAAGGGCGGCGTCGTCGTGGGGAAAGGCGGGGGGGTTCGTTGGGAGACTTCCTTCAACTTATCTTTGACTCGTTCCAATTCGGTCAGGACCTCGGCGTTTTTCTCCTTCAAGTTGTCTACCTCTTTTCTTATCCCGGGGATAATGCCCACTTCCAACGTTGAATTTTTATTCATGTTTTCCGTTAAGTTTTTTTCTATATCATTCATTCGTTGGTCTAGAGGTGGATTGGCTATGTTTCCGGTGATATCTACATCTCCCACCACCGACAATCCAGACTTTCCAACCATCTTTCCTTTCACAATCATGTTTCCTGCGGTACCCAAATTGCCTGCTACATTCACCACATTGTAGGCATTCAACGGTCCATATACGTCTACGCCTTTCTTAGACAGTAGTTTTCCAACCTCTACCTCATCCCATATTTTAACTTTACGTGTTCCATCTGCACCATACCCTTTTACATGTAGTTGGTTGTCTTCTGTACCGTATTCTATCCCTCCTTGTGTTTCATCTTTCCCAAACTGTACTCCCTCATTGACTTGCAACAATCCACCCACTTCCACGTTATCCCATAATTTCATCCTGTAAGGAGTCTCTTCTTTGCCTGCTCCGAATATTTCTAGTTTATCTTCCGTATACCTTATTTTACCCGAATTGATTCCTTTTTCTACACCTTTTCCTAGTTCCAAAGAGTGTGTATTTTCCAGTTGAATATCTCCAGTAAACGTAATGTCATTGCCCCGTATCCCTGAAACCCGATTGGGTAACTGGACTTCCGTTTCGGTGGCTAATATGGTGGATTTATCCAAGATATGTTCTGATTCCAATCCTTCTCGCATATAGTAAAACATTGTGAGGATGATGAGTAATAATACTACAATCCATAGATACATATTACTATAACGAGACAAAATATAAACCAAGGGAACAAGCACAAAGACAAAGGACAAATTATTCTCTCAACGGCTCATCGTCATACTCTCTCCTCTAAACGAATCAATCGTTGAAGCAGTGATTTGTTTTCTTCTTCTAATCGTTGCACTTTTGTGTCCAGTTCCTGTACAGCACGAGTCGCCACGGTAAAAATTTGATGGCTATCTATGGAGAGAAAATCGGTCACTTCTTGCCCTAAGACAAATACTTTTTCTGGAAGTTCCTTGTCGACGCGTATGCGATGTTCGTCCAGCACTTCTAGAATTTGCACGTATTCCTCGTCTACCTTTATCTTGTCAAACAATTTATCTTCGTCATACGAAAGGTCGCGGGTTTGAAAGTGGGCAAACGTGAGAATATCCTTGTCACACGTGGCTTCCTCATAAATCGTAGGAATGATTCGGCATTGTGTTTTTGTCGCGTCGGGCATCGTTTCCTTTACCTCCTGTGCAATAAATCCATAGACTTCCTTATCCTCCGAGTCTTTCAATTGATACTTGACCGGTTTCAACTGTCGTAACAACTCTAGCGAAGACGATACGGGCTGAATGTTCTTTTTGATACGACGGTCGGACATGATGGACAAACTTGCACAAGTCATTGTACCGGATATCGTAAGGTTTTCCAAGTCTTCCAACGAAGGTGGACCATTCGCCACCTGAGTTAGATAATCTATCTTTTCACCGGGAGGCACGTTGAACTTTTCATCGTAAACAAAAAGACTCAGTAAAAGAATCAGATAGGCTATTATAAAAAGGTACATACTATTCACCTATATTTTTCTATCTCATGGTTCTAATATTTCAAGATATAATGAACGGTCATATAATTGGGGTCCGGTATAACCAGAGGTACTCCTCCACCGGTCTCCCTTGTCGTAAAGGTATGTTGGTGGTTTATATCTGTATTGTTGATAGAGATACCTGTATTACTGTTTAGAATAACATTGTGGTCTTGTCCTCCTCCCGTTGAATATTCACGGTTACTGTCTCCGTTTCCCCAATCGTCGCGGTCCGTTCCATGGTTCCATGTATGACCATGTCCAGGGTCTGTGATACCGTGACTATGGGCCGCATTCTGATTCATGGAGTCTGTTGTTCCCGAATGGGAATGAGGCGGCAAATTCGTAATTTCCACCTTCAGGGTGGGTTTGGTGTGTATCACACCTGTTCCCGCTTCCGTAGAACCCTTTAAAAAACGATTGGTCATATCCGGTGGAGTGTAAGAAGCCGAACCTGAACCAGACTTGGTTCCTGTTCCTATTTGTAGGGTCAGCAATCGGTCAAATCTTCCATCATTGGTACGCGGTTTCCCATTACAAATGACCCATCCATCTGGGTCCGGTGAGGACGCTCCCATCCACATCATTACCGAACCTATCGGAGCAAGAGCATCGTGTTGATTTTTATAAACTTGACCTGCATTAATCACATTTTTCACAGTCAATCCTTGTTTCATGTTTGCTTCGCCATCCACATCCAATAACGAACCCTTTACGGATAACTTGCCTTTCGTAATGATGTCTCCTCCAAAACTAATCGGTAGCTGGCCTCTATTCGCCAGAATGGTATTAGGTACAGAGAGGGTATAGTCATCGTCTGACTTACCCGTCACTTTCACGGGTAAAATTTCGTGCATGTTTGCCTCAAACCCTTCCTTTTCCGATTCCACTTCTTGGTTCGTCTTCAAATAAAAAATACTACATACAAATACCAAGACAAATAACATGAGTATGACATACATAGTATTACGAGACAAAAAACAATTATCGGAGAAACAATAATTGTCTCAAGTCAGTTTCACTCATAGGTAGCCAGTCTACAGGGTCTGACCGTTGAAAATCACGAAGGGTCATATGGTTAAAGAGATGGGTCAAATGAGACAGCCCGTTTTCGCAAAGAAACCTAGTTAGTTTTTCCTCGCCCACTTCTTGCTCTATACGTCTTACAAAAGACTTTTTTTCACGACGACGCATGATGTTTCGTTCCAAATGTCGCAAACGGCGTTCTGCAAGTTCCAGTTGGTCTCGGACCTCTTTGGAACCATTGTTGATAGATTTCAACAGATAAATCAACTGAGTTTCCTCTTCAATAGACATCTTTTTGTCTCTTCCAGAAGAATTGTTTTTCGTCAATTTTTAAGGTTTGAGAAATCTTATAAAATTGAACCCGTTTTGATTCGGCTGGTTTCTGTATAAAAACTTATCTGGACCTCTCTTCACATGACCTACCATTCCCAAACTCAGACCCGCGCTGACTGGCGTAGCTGCAAGCGTTATGAATCTTTGTTGATTCAAGCAGAGATGAATCAGCTGAACCAGTTTGAGGAAGAAGAACGAGAGGAAATGCAGACTTGGACCCTGTACGGTCAACGATTACTGCAAAAAGAACCCTTTTGGTTTCATGATGCATTTCCTCACTATCCGCCTGACGAGTCCGAGTCCTTTCAACAATGGTATAAGCTACGTCTCTTGTGGACCCGCTATGGGCGGTACTACATGGGATGGATGAATTAGATAAAGATTGAACACTCTTTTTTATTCTCTTTCCTTATAGAAAATGAAGTTTATTTGGTTTGTTCTTATGCCTGTCGTGGGGTTTTCGCCGGTGGTGTTGCGATATCTTCGCATTCAAGGAAATACCAACCCTTTCCTGAAAGAGGTGTGTCTACATACGACGGGGAAAATTGTTTCTTCCTTTGTGCCCATGGGAGGTCCGATAGAAGACATTCTCCGAGACACCGTCTACGAATGTATAGAGAACCGGACCGTGCTGGCCGAGTATTTTGCAAAGCATTTGCTGTTGCAAATCGTGTCACATGAAATCAACGATGGGGTGCATGAAGTGTGGAAGAAAATCACCCATTAAAATCGCCCATTAAGGGTTCCGCCCATTAAGGGTTCCGCCCCTTAAGGACGGGTACGGGTGCTTAAGATTTGAGAAATCTTAACAAACCGGGTTACCCTTCACGACGGATAAGGTAACGACGGATAAGGTAACGACGGATAAGGTAACGACGGATAAGGTAACGCCATGTTTGTTCATTTAAACCTTAGAAAATTGATTTCATTGATGTTCTTTTTTTATCGTCTAGAAAGCAAACATGGCGTTACAAGTATTTGCGTCCATAGACTTGGTGCGGCACATTTACAGCTACGGTCCGGAACACCGCGAAAAGTTGGCTATGGTGTTGGAGAGTCTGAAGAACCCTACTGCAAAAGACCTGGGGATTGAGAAGGTGTCCGTTTCTCATTCCGACGTCTTTTGGGACTATTCGGTCGTGGACTATTTCAAGGATGTCCGCTGTCGTTGTTGCAGCCGACATTCTTATCGCAAGACCTATCCTGTGGTTTACGGGAATCGGTTGTGTTTTGCTCCTGGCTATAGTTGCGTTCCAGAAGAAAATGATTTGGGGGATTGTGAATGTTATTGTAGACAACGTTCCAGACGTTTCGTCAAACTCGTATTGACGTATAGTGATATTTGATGGTTCGTTATTTTATCCGTCGTTGATTTCATGCGTCACGATTTGCAGAAACAAATGCTTTGCAGCAACAAATGCTTTGCAAAATACTCGGCCAAGATTGTCCGATTCTCCACACATTCATAGACCGTCTTTTTGAGAATATCTTCTATGGGACCTCCCATCGGGACAAAGGACGACTCGCGTTTGCGTTAGCAACATGAGATTTACAGAAATCAATAAAACTATTTATTATATTAATATGTTATGATAACTTCCAAAAAGAAAAAACATAGAATGAGATGCACCGTCAGACATAAACAATCATTCCTAGGCGGTCAGTTAACATTCATAAATACTCTTAATGAAATAAAATTATACAGCTTAAATGTAGATGGTTGTATTTATTATATAAGCAATCAAAATGGGAATGAATATATATATGTAGATTCCGCTACACCTCGTCTATTGAAGTTTGAAGACGATACTCCTATCAATATACCAGAAAATATGAAACAAATCATACAAAATAATTTGAACAAGAAGACGGGTAAACCTAAAATGTTAACGATAGGAAGAATATTTCAAGAACAATACAATGCTATGTATTTTTTTCCAACGGGTTGTTTTAAACCAATAGAACTAACAACAGCACACAAAAAAATAGATGAATTGAATGAGTTTATAAAAACAAAAGGCATATTTCTAAGTTTGGATTATGTTTATAATATCAAACCACCCAAAGGTATAATAACGTTGTATGCTTGGTTAGGAACGACCCAATTAGTTTTGTGTTTGAACAACGACGAAGGATGTATTGCGTCAATTGGATTGAGCCCTGATTCTGAATCCATTAGAATCTATAGTAAAACAAAACCCGAGTATGAAGGAAGAAAATACAATACTTTGTTAAGATGTGTTGTTATGATTTTAGCTCCATTATTATCTAGTGATTTTAAATTAATAAAATCGGAAGCAGAAAATCCAATATCTGCTTATTTGCTTCTTCAGAAATTTGATGGGTTTATTCCAAATATCAAATATAATGAAGACATTACTAAATTTTTATCTGCTAAAGAACAAGTTCAAGATTATAGGACTCTTTTACAAGAGTATAAATTATCTTTGGGAGGAGAATCCTTTGGTGTAGAAATTCATTGCCCTGTCAATGAAGACACGGTAACAAAAAACGAAACCGCATTTCATGAGTATTTTGGAAATATACCCAGCCAGTCAAAGGCCAAAGGCCAATCAGCTAGCCAGTCAGCTAGCCAAAGGCCAAAGGCCAGTCAAAAGCCAAAGGCCAAAAGCCATCCAAAGGCCAAAAGCAAGTCAAAGGCCAAAAGCCAGTCAAAGGCCAAAAGCCTGCCATAATATACCTAATCTATAGATTAGTGAAACAGTGCAAAATGTCTCACAAGTAATGAATATAACCTTTGTTAAGGTTACTCAATCATATTAGATACGGTTTGTTCATGTAAACCTTATTCGGAAACCTTAAAGAATTGATTCGGTTTTTTATTTTACGGATGGACACAACCATGGCGAAACAGGTGTTTGAAAACAAGGACCTGGTCGCTTTGATTTACACGTTTGATACTGAACATCGCAAGAAAATGAAGGAAATTTGTTACAGTATAAGCTATCGTTACAAGACGCGAAACTCCAAGTATTTTGGGAAAGACTTGCTGAGTCCTGTGCCGAATGCAACGAAACATTGTGTGAATGGGTACGTCTTTCTTTGGTTCTTTGTTCGGAAACGATGTCACTGTTGCAGTCGGCACTGTTATAGAAAGCCAAACATTCGTCTGGAAGAGGGCTGGATTGTCTACGATGATGGAGACAAGAGTTGGGTGCCGGAAGCGAAGAGGCTGGACGATTGTTACTGTGACTGCCGCCATGCTTGCCGGAAGATGAAACGTTATTTGGCCAACCAACTCCATCTGGTGTGATGTCCTGTCGTATCCTCCTACGCGCCTGTCTACTGACCCCATATTACGCACCCTATCACCTGCAAATACGGACCTGTAGAAATGAGTCGGAAAACGTAGAAATGAGTCGGAAAATAGGATATAGGGTTATCTCATCATGTTAACCAGATGTCTAAAAAAGAAATCCTAGTTCTAGTCACAGGAACAAGTTGGACGATGTTAGGGTTTAGACGCGGTCTACAATCGTATGATTATCATCACAAATCCAAAGAACCCTATTTATACATTAGTAAAGGACAACAAGGATTCCTGGGTATCTTTTTATATCTGAATCCATTGCTAGCCCCCTTTCATTTGTACAAAGAAATGTATCGTTTGGAAGTGAATCTGAGAGGGTTGGAAGAAGAGAAAAAAACCGATTATTACAATCGTATTCTTTGAATAGAAAATTGAACCTATATTATTCCATACCTTCCCGTGAATAACAATGTCAGAGTTTCCTGAGGATGTGCTCTCCATCATTCGTGATTATTCCAAACCCCTCTTTCCTTGGTGCAAGGAATACAACGAGGCTCGTCTCTTGGGACTTAGTACCCACCACATGGAAAAACTCAAGGAAAAAATGGACGTACCCCTGATTAGAGAGCAGCTGAAGATTTGTGTGGATGCCTGCACGGAACATAAACAAACCCGCGAGACGTTGGCTCTCAACCGAACACGCGTAAACGAAGAGCTGGAGAGTAAAGCCGATTGGTGGGCATCGGAATCGCGTGAAAAGTTGTGTGCGATGTTATGGGACCATACCTATCGTGGGATGAACTATGCCTATTGGTATTTCAAAGATGAGATGGAGGATGCGTGGATGGATTCGGACGACGAGGGATGGACAGAAAAGGACGATGAAGCTCTAGCGGACCAAGACGCATGGATGAAGGAACAGATATGGACGGAAGGTACAGAGTACGACTGAGTAATCCTGACCTGCCTATACAAGAGAACCCTATCTTCTTGTTTTTTACTCTGAATTAAGGGCCTGTAGAAATGAGTCGGAAAACGTAGAAATGAGTCGGAAAAATTGACACCCTATTATTTCATACCTTGACGCTATTCAAATGTCTCTCTCTAGAGAGCTTCCTGAGGATGTGCTATCCATCATTCGTGATTATTCCAAACCCCTCTTTCCTTGGTTCAAGGAATACAACGAGGCACGTTCCTTGAGTTTAAGTGTCCATCACATGGAAAAACTCAAGGAAAAAATGGACGAACCCCCGATTAGAGAGCAGCTGAAGATTTGTGTGGATGCCTGCGCTAAACATAAACAAACCTACGATACAATGGTCCTCAACCGAACACGATTGAACGAAGAGTTGGAAAATAAAGCAAATTTGGATGCATCGGAATCACGAGAAAAATTGTGTGCTTTGTTATGGGACCATACCTATCACGGGATGAAGTATGCAGCATGGTGTTCATTGCGCTTGTAACGATGGGCCAAACAAGCCGTCTTGGTCCAGAATAGTGAACTGGCTAAACCGACTGCGTCGTATCCTAAATTTGTATACAATCTCACTCTATCCTCTTGCTTTTTTACTCTTAAATAGGAACGTGTAGAAATGAGTCGGAAAACGTAGAAATGAGTCGGAAAAATTGACCTATAAGAAATAGATAAAATCCTGCGTAAAACCATGTCTCAAATGGTACACACGATACGTATGACCGATGCTGAGATGAACCACTACTTGCGTTCCAAGCTTCGTGCTCTTCAGATTCCTGAACAGACACCTGAACAAACTCCTGAACAGACACCTGAAAAGATTGGTAAAAAGGTAGCATGGGGTCCTATCCTAAAAATTGAAGAAAAAGAAATAGTTCCAGGTCCTGTATAAAAATGGCTCTCACGATTGTTCACGAAGAAGTCAAAGAGCGTATGCTGGAAATGTTTACGGCGACGGAACGGGAAGCCTACGCGAACGGGTTTGACCTGCGTCACTATCGTCAAGACGTCCTGAAGAAACGCTTCTTAGATGGCTTCAAGATTCACGAGTATACTGAAGATGAGTACATGGAAAAAATACAAAACAATGCATGGGTTTACAACTACATTCTACACAAAGTCTACGACGGAGGTATTGACGTGCCGCAAGTCTTTCAAAAATACTGTGCCCTGTACGCGGCGGAGATGTACGACACTTGGTTCAAGGCGTTCTTGAACGATACCTATTATATAGAATAGGTCTTTTTTATTTGATAAAAAAAACTTATTCCACGTATCCGTGCTGACCTTCTGTGAACTCGCCGTATATCAACAGATGCACATCGCGTTTCAGACGCTTTTCATTTGCTACCACTTCATCCCAATGCGGGTCGTTCCACCGTAACTCTTTTTTTTCTTGAAAGGCATTCAACCACTGTTTCAATGCCGTGCACACTTGGTCGCCGTTCGGCCCGTCCAGACTGTCGTAGAGGTGAAGCCAGTGTCCGCTTTCTCCGAGTATATCCAACGCCTCGTCATACTCTTTCTTGTACACAAGGGTTCCTCCGAAAATCATGCGGAATTGGATGCGATAGAGGTTAAAGATAAACTTGAGCATGGTTCATTCTGTATCCATGTTCTTTGTTTTTGCTGAAATCAATTTTAATACTTGTCCTGATAAGTTTTTGAATAAAAATAAAAAAACTTATCAAAACATACAAAAAACGTATCAAATGGAGTTCTCTTAGAACAGGGGCTGTTGGGTGACCAGCTCCTGAGCCATCATCCCTAGCATTCCCAACATGGCAAGACGGCCATGATTCAACTCGGAATCCACCGTGGCGTCTTCTGCAGGAGGTAGTCCGAACCCAAAATCACCTGGTACATAGTTGTCCAGAATCCGAAACGGGGTTTTTGGGTCCCATCCCAAATTTAACGTACGAAACTCGCTCATGAACATGAGTACGCCTACACTAAATTGGATTTCATTCGGGAGTGTCTCAAACTGATGAATCCCGAGAGTATGGCTTCCAATCTCTGACAAAGGCAACAGCAAAGAGGACACCATGGCCAAACGACCATGTTTCAGTTCGGCTTCTCGTAAAAAAGAAGGTTGAATGCCCTTGGCAACCACATTCGGGTCAAACAACGGTGCATCAAACGGAAGTCCGGTACGGAGAGCCGAGCAAATGGGAAGAAACCACAGAATCCTCATTACATGTATTGACGTGTCGGCTTTAATATCTTTTGTAATAAAAATTAACCATGTTTGTATGTAGTTGGCTTCAAAACGAGGTTCCCAAGACTGGTTCTTCCAATAATAATTCATTCTGGTTCTCCTTTTCAAAATTCAACTCCTTTGCCATTTGAAATAGCGCGTCGTAGAAGTTATTCTGATTACCTTGGGCATTTTCAAAGTCCTGCTTTAACACGCGAAATGTAGTCCAGTAGTCGGGGTTGTATCTATTCTTACTGTCCACTTTTTTGTATGTATCAAACGCTTTCTCTGTAACATTCTTCTTCACAATCGCATCCACAAAAGCATACAACGCCTTCTGAAAATCTTCATTCTCAAACTTTTCCTTGAATCCAGGTCCTGGCTTGAAAAGGAAACCTAACATACAGATTGCGCTGTTGTAGGCAAGTTTGTGTGGATAATCTAGGTCTTTGTATACAATTTTGTATTTCGTCAATTCCATCGTTTAAACACAATGGAGTGCTAACGTCTCTCTTCCTAGACAAAATCGTTCAACTTTAAAGAGTTAGAACATTTAAGAAAAAAAATTAACCATTGTCGTTGAGTTGCATTAACCATTGTCGTTGAGTTGCTCCGCTTAGAGTCGCGCCAACAGCTCGGTGATGGCTTTGTGCTTGTTGTGGTACACCTTTGCCCAGATAACGTGGCTTCCAATTCCTCCCATGTAGTTGTCTTTCGCTTCAACCTCCAACCTGTGCGCATCAAGATAAGAACGCAGATATACAATAACCTGTTCCGCGTCGTTTGTAGAGAGCTTTGCCTTGAGTTCAGGCCAATCCGAATGTCCATTCACCTGTAACGCCTCCTTGTATTCGCGTGGAAAGCGAAGCAGAGGACGAGCAAACGCTTGGACGATGGTCCCAATCTCGGGTGGTAGAGGTAGTTCGCCTTCGTCATAACAGAGAATCTCTTTGGGTTTTGGGTCGTATTGTCGTGCTTGGTATGCTGCTCGTTCCGCGATGAGTGCCTCCTCCTCTGGCGTGAACGTGAGTCCTATGCCTGCTACGTTGTAGCTGCGAAAGGCCAGTAACGACGCAGGCACGACGATGGGGAAGGGCGATTTCGGTGCGAAAGTGGCTGATTCCATCGTTTAAACTCAATGGAAGGAGTGTTAAGATGACTCATTCTGGTCAAAAAACGTTCAATTTTAATAAAAATTAACCATTTTTTGTCGTCGTTGGCTTGCTCCGCTCCCGAAATACTTACTCAATGAGCTTCATGTCGTACACTTCGTCGTCGTACTCGGTCCAGTAGTCCAGCGGGTTGTAATCGCCGAACAGCTCCTGGAGGTCTTCGTTGGTCAGGTCGTGGAACGGGAACTGGTCTTGTACTGCCTCTGCTACAGGGTACCACTGACCGTTCACCAGTACCATCACCATGCCGTCTTCCACCTTCTCGTCGTAGTCAGGTTCGTCTTCGTACAGCGGGTACCAGCACCCCTGGAACGCAACCATCGCAACACCGTCAATCATTTTCTCTTCGTAATCCATGTCTTTGCATGTATACCTCCACTCTTTGGGCCAAAACGCGTCAATTTTTAAGCGACGTGAAAGAGTTCTTGACTTGTGACTTCTGACTTCTGACTTCTAATAAAAAAGTACTAGTTCCCACTTGTGTGGCTACAACAATTCAAAATCCCCTTTGTTATCCCATGCAATCAGTTCAAGCGACTCCGGGTTGTAGTAACGACCGTCTTTGTACAAGAAGTCTTCCCCATCCACCTCCACCTCACTCAGTGTCTCTTTGTTCCCCTTGTACACTGCACCCTTTTTCGGGGCTTTCTCCATGGCTTCCTTTTTGAGTTCCCCTGGTGAACTGGAGCGTTTTTTCTCTGACTTCTCTTTCTTGGGCTTCTCTTTCTTTGTCTCAGGTTTGGATTTGGTCTTGGACAGCATCCCGAGGGCTTCGTCTTCCGAGGGCGGGTCCAGCTCGTCGTCCGAAGGCTCAGGCGGCTCCGATTTCTCCTCTATCTTGATAGCCTGTACCTTGCTAGTAATCTGGGCAAGTGTCTCGTCGTCCGAATCGGAATCAGGCTCTGGCTCCTTCTTTTTCGGGACCTTGGGCTCTTTGGGTGCCTTGGGCTCTTTGGGTGCCTTGGGCTCTTTGGGTGCCTTGGGCTCTTTGGGTGCCTTGGGCTCTTTGGGTGCCTTGGGCTCTTTGGGGGCTTTAGGCTCTTTGGGTGCCTTGGTCTTCGGGGTCTTGGGCTCTTTGATTTCCTTGGGTTCCGATACCGATTCGTCCTCGGAAATCTCGCCATCCTCACGTTCCGACATAGATTTTGGGGTCTCCGATTTCTCAGGTTCAGGCTGAGACTCGGGCTCCGTCTCGGTTTCAGATTTCTCGGACCCGGAATCGGTATCAGATTTCTCAGATTCTTCGTCTGAATCCGTAGAGATTACCTTTTTCGTCGTCTTGCGTCCGCGGCTTTTCTTCAGGGGCTTTGCTGGGGCACGAAACAAGGAGGGGTCCAGCTGCAGCGAGACCCCCCATTTAGACAATTCCTCGGTCACCGCCACCGAGTCCAGTTTTTTGCTATGTAGGTACGTACCGTATGATTTCTCCTTGACTTCTTTCTCCTTGATGAAGACGCAGTAGGGCTCGTTCTTGCTCCAAGCGGTGTGTCGTTCCCAGTAGGTGCCTAGGCCTGTAGGACACTTGAGATGCTTGGCGCACTTGTTGTCTCCGTCGCATTGCTTGGAGCAAGGGACGAAGAGGCCATCACATTTCAAAATCTCATCGCAGCAGCCTTTTCCAATCTTGTAGTCAATGCGGTCAGGCATGAACGGCAGAGGTATCGCGCTAGGCAGGACGTCGCGTACTGACACGAGTTGAACCGTTTCGCCTTGGGCGGTCATGGTTTCGTACATGAGGTCTACCAGGTTCTCAGGCAACTCCACACCGGAGAGCGACTTGGTTTTCTACATGGTTTCTCGGAGCACAGCGACATTCTGCGAAAGTGCGAACTTCATCATAGACATGGACATTTTTCGTAGTTGGTTGGTTTGCGGGGATACAGTTGGTGGATTCGGCCGAAAGTGGTCAATTTTTTGTCGAAACGCGTCTCTGCTGCGGCTTGTACGTATCCGCTGCGGGTTGTACCGTATACGCTGCGGCGTGTACCGTGGTATGCTCCCGGCTGTACGCTACGTGTACGCTGCGTGTACGCGCAGTGCAGGTACGCGGTGGCCCGGAGGTCAATTTTCGACAAGTCCGAACGCAAAAGTCTTAAAAAGCTTAAAAGTCTTAAAACCGTAAAAAGTCTTAAAATAACTACCCTCAAAAGTCTTAAAAAGCTTAAAAGTCTTAAAATAACTACCTTCAAAAGTCTTAAAAAGCTTAAAAGTCTTAAAACCGTAAAAAGTCTTAAAAAGCTTAAAAGTCTTAAAAATGTACTTGTGCAACCGAAACACCCGAAACACCCGAAAATTGAGCCTTTTTGGTGGAAAGGCCTGACCGTATACTCTTACGAGAGAATGGAACAACGCATAAAAGCTTTTGAGGAAATGTGGCGCAGCCGGTTGCCCATACCAGTCCTCCTACGAGCACCCGTCTACGAAGACTACGCGGTCATGGAGTTTCCAAGGCCAGAGCTACGACGCTGTACCAACCAGCATGAAGCCCTACCGGACGACTTCCGAACAAGATGGGATGAGGCCAAGACCTACGAAGAGAAGGACGCTATCCTGATGGAGTACGAGGCTACGACATGGTAATACAATGATTTCAACGAGTCCAGGTAAGTCCCCCTGTTTGTTTTGCTAACACCTTTTTTGCTTAAAATTGATTGTGACAAAACGAAGACATGTCAATATACGCAAGTATGGAACTCCCCAGTGATATACTCCCTCTTGTACGCGAATTCTCCAAGCCTCTCTTTCGGTACCGTAATGACTACGCCAAGGTCGTAGTACACTTGGACCGAGAATGGCCTGAACTCAAGACAAAACTCAGCGGACCTCAAGCCGACCGTGTGGGTCGTTGTCTCCAAGCCTACATCGCCGCATACGGAGACCATATGCAGTATATCGGAGCCTGTAAAAAATACATCCGTGATTGGGCAAGCGAAGATGTACACGACGAACGAGCCTTTCTCATGAAGCATGCTTGGTTCAGACAAGAGTGTCACCGCACGTTGATTCACGAGACAGTCCTGCTAGACGAACTACAAATGCTGGTCGCCGAATAGGTAAGTCCGTATTGTTTTGTACCTCTTTTTTCTGGTTTGCTTAAAGAATTCTCAAATCTTATAAAATTGAATGTTTTTGCAGAATGCACACTCCTTTATCGCGTCTGCCTCTTCCAAAGAGATAAAACATGGCAAAGCAAGTCTTTGAAACCCACTCCCTAACAGAGTACATCTATTCGTTCAGCAACCAGGGCTACGACGAGCATAAAGAAAAACTGACCCAAGTCTTCGCCGAAATGTTCCAAGAGCCGTACGAAGACGTGTTGGCCGAGTTCTACCATTCCTACTACGACCGGAGTATGCGTCACGATGAACCGTATCACATCGCCGCTTTCCTACAAGAAAGCTACGACGAAGAAGAATTACGACGCTTGCTACTCTCTACGAGGTGGTGTCGCTGCATGTCCGAAAGGTGTAACCGTTTGAACCGCATCCTCAACGAAATCGTGTAAGTCCCTTATTGTTTTGTATAGTCAAACTTGTTCTATCACACCTCTTTTTTCTGTTTGCTTAAAGATTTCTCAAATCTTTAAAAATTGATTGTGTCAAAAACGAAGACATGACAATATACGTGAGCATGGAACTCCCCAGTGATATACTCCCTCTTGTACGCGAATTTTCCAAACCACTCTTTCGTTTTCGTAACGAATACGACGAGGTCGTCACGATGTTGAACCGAGAATGGCCGGAACTCAAGGCAAAACTCAACGGACCTCAGGCCGACCTAGTGGGTCGTTGTCTCCAAGACTACATCGCGGCGTACGGAGAGTGTATCCGGATAGAAGAGGATTTTGAAAAACACAACGCAGATTGGGCATGTGCATGTGTACCCAATACCGACACAGTCCGTACCTACGCTTATTGGGACAAGTATGGGTGGTTCAAGGATGAGTGTCAACGCCTTTTGGTTCACGAGATGGTCGTCTTTCAGGAGCTTCAGGACATGGTCGCCATGTAAGTCCCCCCGTATAGTCAACCTTGTTCTATCACCCTTTTTTCTTGTTTGCTTAAAAATTGACGTTTTTCACGGATATCAGCAAATGTAACCCCTGTCCAACATGACGGATAACGTGACGGAAGAGAAAGAATTTCCTAAAGATATCCTCGGCGTAATCCGCGAGTTCTCTCGCCCGAAAATGAAGTTCGTGAACGAGTGGGCCGCGATTCAACGCGACATTGAGACAAACGATATTGTCTTTTCCGTGCGGTTCCATGCAGACGTCAAGGCAAAGCTCTTCACCCCAGAAGCAGACCAATACATGGCTGTGTTTATACCCTACATGGCCGCCGTCGTGGCGACCGACCGCTTCTCGTTGGTACTCAGCCGTTTTCCTGTTGGTAGCGGCACCATGAAGGCAGATGATTGGGCAGACTATGAGTTTTGGAAACAGTGTAACCTTGAAGCCATGCACGAACGCCACAAACTGTACGACGAGCTGTCTCTGATGCTCTACGGCCCGCCCAAACCATGGATTGACAGCGACGACGAGTACGAGTAGATGCAGGTAAGTCTCGTATTGTTTTGTAATCAACCTGAAAATTCTATCACACCTCTTTTTTTTCTGTTTGCTTAAAGATTTCTCAAATCTTATAAAATTGACATGGTTTTGCGAGAAGTTCACTTGTCCAAACCATGGCTTTCAAGGTGACTCCCGACCAAATCTTAGACGCGACCGTTTGGCTCTCCGGTTCGGACGCATTGCCGTTTGACGTATGGCATCACATCGTGTTGTTTACGGCTGAAAAACCCATGCTCAAGGACTACCTACTGATAAATAATCACGTCCTTCACATCACCCCAGGTATTCGGAAGATGACGCCACTCCGTTTGTTCAAGAAAAAGAAGCTGCTTCCAAGAATCCACCGTAAAACGTTTGGAAACAAACTTCAAGATACCTTTGTTGCTTTTGACCTGCTTGAGGGCCGAATCTCTATTGAAGAAGTGCTGAGACAATAGCCACCTTGTCCGTGGAGTAATTTTTATTCAAATCTTTATAAAATTGATACTTTTTTACCAAACCATGCAACCCTAACACTCAGACAACTGAGTATGGCGAAACAAGTGTTTGCTATCCCGGGCCTCGTGGAAGAGATTTACGACTTTGGTGATGTGGGACGCGATGTCCATCGCAAAAGAATGGCGCGACTCCGCGACCATATCCGACTCCGGTTTTCCAACGCAGCACAAGAGCTGGAGGATTCCTACTACAGTAGCGGCTACAGTAGCGAATACCATGGTGGGGCGAACCCCTTTGTGCGGTATGTACAAGAAACCTACAACCTGGAAGAGAAGCTGGACTACGTCAAGTATTTCAAACGATGCCGCTGCTGCAGTCGTCACAGTCACTACAAGACTGCCGCCAAGCCGTCCAATCCCGTACCCGAAAGTAAACAGGTTGGCCTTTGTTACTGTAAGTGTCGCCATTACTCCAGAATCTTTCACTCCAGGATTTTGGTCTAAAATTGAAAGAGTCTGGACGTATCCAGAAAAGGTAACGTCACCATGACGACTTATATGAATTTACCCATTGAACTTCTCTATATCATCAAGACGTTTGCAACGAACACGCGGCTAGACTGGCGCACGTGCAAGAGGCGTGAAGCTGCTGTCATCCGTGAGTTAGAGTGCCTCAGTACAGTAGAGTTTGCGGTAGAAGAAGACCCGGACCTCTTGGATTGGACGTTGTTTGGTCGTTTGTACATGGCGGAAACGTTGGAGAAGTTTCCCGTGTTTCGTATACCAGGTTGTGTCTCGCTTCGCGCACCGGAGCCCATGGAGGACTATCGTCGGTGGTATCTGCTGCAGTATCGGTGGCTTCAGGACGTGGGTCAGGAACCGGTGAATCGCTGGGTCTAAGCCTACAAAACATTTGGTTAATTTTTTATTTAAAAGTATATAAAGACAAAACTTATCTATACATAACGTGGTGTGGCGCAGCGGTTAGCGCGCTAGGCTCATAACCTAGAGGTCATTGGTTCGAACCCAATCACCACGTTCCTGTCTTGACTTGTCTTGATTAGAATACTTATCGTCGTTTCTACGATACGTGCTCAAAATTGAATTCATACAAAAAAGACTGTCTTGATTGAAAAAGTGTGAAAACCGGTGAAACATGTTCCTCTATGTATGGTATTTGCTGTGTTTTAAGAAGATTCATGTTCCGTTGGACGAGGACGAGTGGGGACATTTTGTAGACTTGGACGAATGAGGATTTATAAAATTGATGTCTTTGTACAACCAGTTCTCAGGGTATCGCTCAGACCGAGCATGGAACTTCCACCTCTTTTGAACCCAGAATGTCTCAAGCCTTCCGAAACCAATCTTCCGGATGTTCGCTACCCTAGCGATTACTATCGGGCGATGGCGGTCATGGGCCGCAAAGAATGGCCTACGCTCAAGAATAAACTTTCGTCACCTGACGCCGACAAGGTCCGGGTCGCATTAAATGCCTATGTGGATGCGATTTTGACCTATCAAACTGCAGTTGAAACACATGATGCATTTGATTGTCGGGTTTGGCCTGCTACCAACGATATGAAGGTTCTTGAAAAGCGATGGGATGAAATGAACAGGTTACGCACGGAAACTCGTTATGCGATGCGAGTAAAAAGTATCACACGCTACGACCTCATGGAACTCTTGGTGGGCAAAGAAAATCTATGTCTAGAACGACCTGAATACTCGGACACGGACTACGACGATTCAGATGAGGAATCTGAATAAAATACGAGTGTTTACGCTCCACTACGAGTGTTACATTCCACTGGTTCTTTTTTTTGTGAAATTGACAAGATTTTATCTAAAACTTATTCCTGTATATCCATGAAATGGAGTCCACTTTGATTCTTCCGGATGATGTTCTTGGCGTGATTCGTGCGTTTTCGCGACCCTATCGGACGCGTCCGGATTGGCGAACGTGTAAACGGTTTGAATCCTGGAAAATTAAGCAGTTTTGTGCGTATCACCACTATTTGCTCCACACGCTTGTGTGGTTTTCGGTCACCGACGAATACGGCTACCGGGTCTTCTTTGACCGTCAAGATGTCATGCAGTTTATGCACGAGACAAACATGGTGAACCGCATTCTACGATTCCAAGAGAACGTCCCGATTGAGCTTCACCTCCACGACCTCCTCTACATCTGGTTTGAACAAAATTGGGCGGCCGGTATTTCCGCGTTGCCTGTGTAAGTATACTTTTTTTAAGAGGATTTAAACATAAAATATATTGTTATGTATTATGGGTGCGTCACATTCATCCATTCCCGATGTTCCTGTACCTGATGCGGAAGAACCTGAGACAGAAGACGAACCCGTGGTTGAGGAAGCTTTTGAAGAACAAGACGATATCCATTGGCTTTGGCCATTTATTTAGAATTATTATCTTGTTATAATTTATATGTACGACGAAGCGGAATCCACGGAACACAAGATGACAGGAGCTGGAGGAACCAAAGGACCAGGAACCAAAGTTTTGGATGACTTACTTAAAGGATTAAAGACAACTACCACTTCGGGCGGAGCGCGTCGGAGACGCACTAAGCGGAATAAGAACAAGAACAAGAATGGGAACGGGAACGGAAATGGTAACAAGAATGGGAAGAGCCGCAAATCCAAAGCTAGACGAAGACGCTAATTTCACGTAAAATTGATTTGTACTATTGATTTTGTTTTATGTGAAATGAAAATACTTATGGAATTTCCTGACGATGTTTTGTGGTTAATTCGGGCGTATGCACGGCCGTTGCGTCCGAAAGAACGCGAAGCCAAACTCATCAAACAACATGTCGACAACACACGAGACCATTTAATCCGCCATCTGCATCTTATGGCCAGAAACGACCCTTTCCGGCATCAAGTCTACCAACACACCCTGGAAATGCTCAATAACTGGTCCCATTACGGACGCGCCAAAATTGCAAGAAGGCCTCCTGGATGGCTCCGTATGCCGCATTATGAACCTAGGTCCAAGTACGACACTCCGGATTATATCCGTCTCTACCGCATTTCACTTCAATAATTCTACCGTCTGGTTAAGACACAAATTGAATCTTTTTTATTCTTTTACTATCCAATAAAAAAGATGACGATTCTCTTGTCCAAACGCGTGTTTCTTTCGTTTCCGGACGAGTTGTCTCCGCTCCTCTTTTCCTTTCTTGGATACCGGAACGACTGGCGAACCTGCAAAAAACACGAAGCCGACCTCATCACCGCCTACAATCGTTGGACCAAACGGGTGTTGGACGACGACGCGTTAGATTGGTACTATCCCGGACTCAAAGTAGACTTTCCTATCCTCTTTAGTCAAGCTGAACTAAACGTCTATTTGGAGTGGTCCTTGTTTGGACGGTGGTACCTCATCTTGCTTACACGAGACAATATGTATTGGCATCAAACACGGGCAAAGGTCCACGGGCCCGCATTTCACATGGAAAATTACAAACGATGGTACGAATGGGAATTTCTTTGGTTTCACCAATCTCGTAGGTTCAAGTAAAAAAACCCGCCGGTCTTTTTACACACTTACCTTTTACATTTACTCTTTTATCTCGCCTTCTTCCATCTGCAGCTTTGATTCTTCCTCCTCGCTCATGAGCCCAGGCCGTGCGACAGGCACAGGTGCGACCACTTTCTTGATAACCTTGCGAATCTTCCAGTAGAACCGTTCACCCGTCTTGCGGTTCACTTTCCCGGTGTAGAACTTGACTTCTCCGTTCTGTTCCAGCCTCTGAAAGAACGTGTTCGTGTGCTCGTTGCCTTCCTTTGCTAGGAAGTGAACAAACATCACTTGAAAGTCTTGTCCGCGACTGTCTTGGGTGTAACGTACGTCAATTGTGTCCACGAATTCGCCGTCAAAACCAATGTTGATTGCGTCGCGCACATCCACTTCATTGTAATGAGCCGAAACGCGAGGAATGCAGATGGAAAACATGGTAGCCATGGTTCGTGGGTATAAGGTTTTCAACATTCACTTTTTCCAATCAATTTTATTTTGCATGCACTCTGCACTCTGTCATCCACCTTGACCACATGACCTTGAACCCATGACACGATTGCATTCCTCTCTCACGACCGTGTAGAAATCAGTCGGAAAACGTAGATATCAGTCGGATATTGTCGGATATAGAAAGTTGAGCCTATTTTATCCTCTACCTAAAGTGTAAAAGATGGATTGGTTGTCTCTGGAAGGTATCCCGCGGGTCAAGGCTTCTTACCAAGTCTGGAAACGATGCAAACGCATCTTACGTCATACACGTAAGCAGCCACACGTCTTGCGAAAAACTCTGCGATTCTTAAAAGAAGATGTCCAATACGAATTTGAAGAACTCGTGGACGCTATTCTCTCTCTCAATCGACGCGAATTTACACAATTGTTGAATGAACTCAAACCTGGACGTCTCTATGACCTTGCATGTTCTTTGGAACATTGATTGTCCACGACTTGTCCGGATTCTTTTCTTTTTTGATTTTATCCTTATAGATAACATGAACCGAGTACATCCCCTACCGTTTAGTCCTCCGCGACAAATCGTTCCTTCTAAACTAAATGACTTTATCAAACCTGTGTTAGTGAGACAAACCAACGAACATGAACGGCTTCCGAATTACCTGTTGAACCGATGGTGGAATTCCACCGCGGAAGAAAAAAAAAACATTTGCATGGTCTATGATGCTTTCACTTGGTCATAAAATTGATTCATTTCTTATCTATCACTCTCGCAGTATAGCTTTCAGCAATGAATTCCTACGATATTCACTTTTCTCGCGGATTTTCACGCCCTGTCTTCCGGTTGGATTTGGTACCCGCTTTCGTCGCCGCGTTACGTGCGATGGGCCTTCCTGACTGGGTCTTGGTACGCGAAAAACTCTACTCTCATCTTGCTGACCAAGTCATTGAACTTCTTCTTGCTTACAAGGACGCCTTTGTGGCTCGCGAGTTGGCCGAAAAGGTATGGTATGTCATGAAAAAACCCTATCCGTTGGATGAACCTTCGCAACTGGCGCTTGCCCTTGTCTCTGACTCTAAACGCAATGAACGCGTCGCCTATGAAGCTTTGTGTCAACTCTTGGCTCAACCAACGATGATTGACTACAAACAACATGAACAAGATTGGAATCTTGCCGTTACCTTGATGTAACACTGGACAATCTTCGTTCTGATTGGTTTCTTTTTTATTTACCTCGCTCTCGCTCTCGCTCTTTTCGCTCTCGTAGAAATGAGTCGGATTTCGTAGAAATGAGTACTAAATACTAAAATTGACCCTCTTTATTATCCTCGGTTTACAGGTAAGATGGAACTACCTCAAGATGTACTCTCCATCATACATGCTTTTACCAGACCACGTATGCGCTTTTACAAAGAATATAAATTGGGGTTACATGAACTCGGCTTTGCTCACAACGAACACTGGAAGGTCTTGCGGGATAGATTGTGTATGTCCGATGCTGACCAGGTTTTTGCGGCCTTCCTTGCCTATAAAGAGACCACGCTCTTGTTGAGACATTTAAATACTTTTCCTGTTCCCCACGGCCAACAACTTTATTATATTACCTATCACGCGGAGCGGGACAAACAACTACTCCTCTGGAAAAAATTAGACCGGGAACTCCGGGTCTTGTTGGTCGGCGAAGCTGCCGTTTGGAAACACGAACGATGGGAACGATACGAACTTTCGGATAGCGATTTTGATTAAAATTGATTCCTCTTCTTTCCTTTTCTCTTATTCATTGACATGTCTAAGTTTCTTCCTGACGATGTCCTTGACATCATACGAGCTTTCTCCAAACCTTTCGGCACGCGTCTTGATTGGCGCACCTGCAAACGCAACGAATCCAGACGCATCAAGGGCTCTAACAAAGCCCTTTGTCTTTGGTACAAATGGTTTATCGGTGATACGCCTCTGTTTCAAGAAATTCTTTCCTGGTCCTTTTATGGACGGCGACACCTCATCCGCGAAAGCAAGTTACGATACTGGACCTTGGTTCTTGTGGAAGACCCCTGTGAACATGACCCGGAGTTCTACGAAAAAAAGTTTCTCTTGTATCATCAAATTCCTCGTATGGTCGCGCATGGCGCTACCTGCGAGTATTACATGGCCGATGTTTCCTTAATTGTCTAAAATTGAACTCGTTCCTTCCCCTTCTTTTTCTTGAACCATGCATCGCAAAATTCCTGAAGTTCGACGCAAAGGCAAAGACAAAGCCAAAGACCATTTCCATAAGACCGGCAAATATGACGGCAAATCCACTCGCAGGATTACCGCATTCTTTGACCTTGTCAAAGACAAAGACAAAATCAAAGACAATGACTCTGTCCCTGTCAAATTCTAATTCCTTTAAAAATTGATTGCATTTTCTTCTTCTTCTTTCTTGTATACCATGTTTCCTGTTACCAAATTTCGGGTCAAACGCGCTCTCCTGGAGAAACTTATTCGCAAAGCTGATTTCATTGCAAAGCAACGGGTACGTGACAAACAAATACGATACGACCGCCGTCTTAAAGATTCCTGGATGCGGGATTCCTTCAAAAGTTGATGGCGTTCCTTTTTTTATCCTTAGGGTATTCACATGGCGAAACGCAAGAACCGTCCTCATCCTTATGCTATCAAACGACGCTGTGTCGAATCCGATGACTCCGGGTTTACTTTTATCATCATTCTCATCGCCACCATCATTTTGTGGCTCTATCTCGCTATTTCTATATGTAAATTCGTATAAATACTTCCTTTCTCTTTCTCTATATGGACCGCGTTCAACAACTCAAACATATTCAAGCTGAGGCGCTTGACCTTTTTACTCGCAAAAACCATGATTATGGCGATGCCTTTGCTACCTTTGGTCTCATTGGCGTCTTGATTCGAATTGAAGACAAGATTAAACGGGCTCTTACCATTCAGAACAATCAGGTCACTCTCGTGGATGAATCTATACGAGACACTCTCTTGGACTTGCACAATTATGCTGCGATGGGACTCATGCTTACTTCTGACAAACCTTAGTCGCACCTGCAATACATCGCCAGTGAACCGTACATTGGGATGTTGTAATAATCTCCGCATTCCAGGCATATTTTGATTCGCTTCTTGTTCCAACGTTTACAGTACAGTCCGCTTATCACTTGTATTTTCGACTCTATCTCTATCTCCTTCATCTCTTTCATTACGCTTTTCCATCTTATTAACCATTTATCGTACAAAAAACTATATATATACACTTGCAATTCACGCGGTAGTTCCATTAAAATTGACTCTTTTCTTTTTTTTTCTTTTTGAACTATCATGGAACCATGTTTCCTAACCAAATTCTTTTCGGCAAAGACATTGCGAATGCTTTCTTGAATCCTGACATTTTCAGTATTTTGGCTGTCGCTTTGACTCAGTCAGGCAAAACAGGCTCTATGCTCAGTCTCATTCAACATTGCCCGCACGACCATGTATTCCTCATTACCGGTCTCTCTTCTGTGGAATGGATGGAACAAACCAAACAACGTTTCCCTCCACATTTGAGAGATTGTATCTTTCATCGCAACCAACTTCATTCCTTTGTCCGGCGAATCAAGGGTTTGACCAACGTCCTCATTATCATTGATGAAAATCAAATCGCCTTCAAACTCAACCAATCCATTCATAAGTCCTTTCTTGACGCTGGACTCATGGATGTCAACGATTTGAAGGCTAAACAGGTTCGTATTGTTCATTTTACCGCTACCCCTACCAATGCTGACCAGTTTCTTTCGCATTCCTTCTCGGACGTTGTCTTTATGAAGCAAGACCCTTCCTATGTCTCCGCTTTTGATTTGTTTGAGCAAGGGCGAATCTTCCAGTACAAAGATTTGGCTGGTTGTCTGGAACACTTGGATTACTCCAATGTTTCTTGGAAGATTCCCGATTCCGCTCTTCCCGTCCACGAAGACGTTCCCTCTCACTTGGAAGAGATACGACCTTTCTTGGGCCCTGAACCCAAATTCCACATCATCAGGACTTCTCATTCCTTCTTTCATGACGTTACCATTCTTAACTTCATGAACGCTTTTACGGACGCTGACTTTATTTCTGAAATGGACCTTGACAGCATGGACGATTTGTTGGACAAACCTCCTTTGAGACACACCTTTCTCTTCATCAAGGAGAAGTTGAGATGTGCGAAAACCTTGTGCAAGCACCATCTCGGGGTTTTGTACGAGAGGTTAACCAAGAAGCCTAACATG